CAGAAGAAAAGGGGTTCAGTATTGAAGAGATCCTAGAATGTCAGAAAAGTTTAGGATTGGAATTCCTGGAATTCAGAACCTTAATCTGTGAACTGGCAGCAATCCCAGAATACAGGAAACTCGAAGCATAACTTTTTTATACCAGTTTCACAAACTCTTTTATATAAGCGCGTCATTAGTGTAAAGTAACATAACCCTTAACCATAGGGGAGATGGCGGTTCATAACGACCATGACGCATAAAGAAGAAGATTGGAACTAAATATTAAATATGCCACGGAAACCAACTGGAAACCCAAACGGGCGCCCTCCTATTGAGATTGATTGGAAAAAGTTTGACGCTTTATGTAAAATACAGTGCACACTAAATGAAATTGCATCTATTTTTGATTGCTCAATTGATACCATAGAAAACAAGGTAAAAGAAGCGCATGGTATAACTTTTTCGGACTATAGAGCGCAAAAAGCAGAAGGAGGAAAAGCAAGCCTTCGTAGGATGCAATGGAAATCGGCAGAGGATGGAAATACAACCATGCTGATATGGCTCGGTAAAAATGTACTGGGGCAGACAGACAAAGTGCAAAATGAGATATCCGGACCTAATGGCGCGCCAGTTCAAATAAATTTAATAAGGTCTGATTTCAAACAGAAATCCGATGAATAATCTGTATTCTCGGATAAACGATACTTTTTTATCATTCGTTGAAAGCAATCCAGATAAACGTAAATTCGTATTTTATGGCGGTGCAGGTTCTGGAAAATCTGTTTTCATCGCTATGTTTATCTGCATTAGGTTTCTAACAGGGCAGAATGAAAACATACTGGTTTTGAGGAAATGGCTTCCTGCGCTCAAGATTTCAGCACTTAAACTCATAATTGATATTTTGATATCCTGGGGATTCGATGCAGAGTCTCACCTCAACAAATCAGATTTGATTCTAAAGTTCGGGACTAACCGGATATACTTTTCTGGATTAGATAACCCGGAGAAAATAAAGTCGGCTGAATTTACCTACATTTGGATTGAAGAGGCCACTGACCTGGATAGGGAAGACTACCTGCAATTAACCCTTCGGTTAGGACGGGCTAAACACACATCAAATGCTAAAATATTGATGAGTTTTAACCCGATTGACCAGTATCATTGGTTAATCCAGGATGTGATTGAGCATCCGGATGATACCACTGCAATATGCCATTCTACCTATTTGGACAACTACGACAATCTATCCGATGCGTTTATAAAGGATTTAGAGGACCTAATCAACAAAGATGAGAACTATTACAGGGTTTATACTTTAGGCCTTCCAGGTGTCCTTAAAAACATCATTTACACGAATTACACAATTCAAAACGTGGAGATGCCGGCTCATCCTCAACTATACGGGCTAGACTTTGGTTTCAACAATCCAATGGCACTTGTAGAGGTTGCAATTAGAGATGATTCTGTTAGAGTCCACGAGCGGTTTTATGAGCGCGGTAAAACAACTGATGATTTAATTAAATGGATGGATAAAAATAAAATATCAAAAACCGCGCCTATGTATGCAGATAGTGCAGAACCTGACCGTATAGAGCAAATACGTAAAGCAGGATATAACATCCATCCGGCAAAAAAAGATGTTGCTGCTGGAATCGATTATGTTAAATCGTTAAACCTTGTTATTACATCAAGTAGTCTGAATTTAATAGGAGAAATCCGGACATACAAATACATGGAGCGCAAGGATGGAAGCGTGATTGATGAACCTGTTCCATTTAACGATCACGGACTCGACGCACTTAGATATGCCCTGTTCACGCGTTATTTCAACAATACTCAAGTATCTCGTGATAAAATACCACGCCGGAACAAAAAGAATCCCCGCGGTGGATTCACATAACATTTTTATACTAATACGTATAATATAGTAGTGTAACAATATGTGATGTTACAAAATGTGTGTGCCTCATCAATTGGTTCAATCCGGTGGTGAGGTATCAGCCATGCGTAACCGGCATGGCATGTTAAAACCTGTATTCAGTTTTCACTCGTGTAAACCACGTCTCAAAAAATAGAATTACCGTCCTTTGTATGGCATGTATGTATACAAAGGACAGGTTACATTTTTGCAGTCTTTTTCTTGAGCATTATCATAAAATCCCATACAATCATAGCATTTAGCCTTTATTGCTTCTTTTCTGGTTATCCGGAATCCGTTCAGGAACTTAATGATCTCACTCTTACCCTGGAACTGTTTTCCACTTGTCGATACGTGGTTCAGATGTTGTTTCTTTTGTGCTGTAGGTGCCATTTTCTCACACTACATCAATGTATCTCTTCAAAGTGATATAAACACACGGGATGATACCATATGTTGCTGTAACCCCCAAAAACTCAACTCTCACAACAATACAAATGAAGCATACAAATTTGTATATACTATTACAGACTAATATGTATCTATGTCAGAAATTACAGAACGAGAGAAACAGAACAGACCTCCACAAGAGGATAGTATCAGAGGGTTAGACAAGGAAAAGAATGAGTGGTGCGCGTAATCGCGCATACCTTTTATCCCCATAAAATAAACTCTATTTTGTGACTCGCGGGGAACGCAGGCGCGTTTATGTCCAATGTGTTGTTAAGGCGTTTAATCAGGTTCAATTTGCAGAGTGGGAACTATCAGACGTTGAATTTTTAAGACCTTACATTTCAGCCATGCACCAGGCTGATATCATTGAATCGATCCTGCCTACTGGGTGGAAATTTAAAAATAGTGTGATAGATTGGATTTGTAGGAACAGACCTACAAATTAGTATTTTTCTGAAAATACGTAACTGCATGACTTGCAGAGGTATCTCTGTCTCTTTTCACGCGCTTTCAGGATATACCCGGACTTGCTAACGGTTGAACCTCCGCACGATGGGCATATAACAGGCTCTCCTGGTGCAAAGGCCGAACTGATAGGAATATCCGATGACTTTAGTTTTTCATACCTGCGCTTTCTATATTCTTTCTGCATTTCAACCGCGCTCTTCGGGGTATGGGCCTCTGCTATTTGTTTTAGTTTGAGTCTGCGCTTTAATTCCAATTCATCTTGTATTTCTTCTTCAGTTTTTCCGCGCTTTGGTTCTATACCGAGCGCATCAAATACAATGGTTTCTTCATTGGTTAGTTGTTTTTCCTCTGCAATTGTTGTATTAGATTTTAGCAGTTCATTGCGATAGTTATCTGCATAATCCTGGTAATATTTACCATTTTCATGCTCATCTTTCATCCAAAATGGGATATCACATTGCCGCGTTGCATGCCCGGTCTGGATTTCTCTCTCGATAAGATACCGGACCATTTCTTCACGCTTTTCTTTCATCTCCATATGCGTATAATATATTTACACTATACTATACATACATTTGTGTATACATGCATCTATCTGTTTATACAATTGCGATCTATATACGCGTAATATAATTACACACACATATACATTCATACACGTATACATGTATACTTACATATCTATACATGTATACACAAACGCATAGATACATGTATATCATACTAAAATCATTATACGCGTATATGTACTCTAATAATAATAATACATACATGTAGTACTAACTAAGTAGATCTATTTAACATAATATATTATAAACTATTAAATACAATTTATATTGATGGTAAGACAGAATGTTATGTCATTCTCATGTTCAGATGAATTTGAGAATAAAATTAAAGCATCTGCCGGAAATCATAGTATTTCAGCGTGGATTAGAGAAGCATGTGAACAAAGATTGGAGAGGGAGAAATGCGAGCAATAACAAAACCAAATGCTGTTGAAGCATTTAAGCGAATCATAGACATTGCTCCGGTATATGGAGACATCAAACTCGATGAGTCCGGATACATGTATTTGGAAGTCGAAACGTTATGCGTCCACATCACCGATCCACTGCGCGACCTGGAGAAACTGGTAGATTGGTCACCGCTCGGAAAACATGCCATGGACTACTACCGTGATCAGTTGGTGTATGGAGCGCACATAAAGAAGGACAATCCTGACGACGAGGCAGAATACACCTACTATCAGCGATTGAGAGAGTATGGTGTTCCTGCTTCTGAAGTAGCCGGATATATGCTCGAAATTGATCAAATAAAAGAAATAATATCAAAACTCAAAGAATTCGAATTGTCGAGGCGCGCAGTAGCAGTAACATGGCAACCGTGGGTTGACCTGGAATCAAACGACCCGCCGTGCTTGGATCTCCTTAAATTTACGATTAAAGACATTAAATTGTGTTTGAGCGTGGTATTCCGGAGTCATGACCTCATCAAAGGATGGGTAGCAAATGTATACGCGCTTGTGCATTTGATGCAATATGTATCAATGACATTGGATATAGACATTGGATATCTTGAGGTTATATCATTTGATCCGCACGTTTACATGAGCGACGTAGACCGGGTTAAGATGCTGAAGGAGAAAATCTAAATCTTTTTTATCAGTGGTAGAATTTGAGATATACCATATATTCCGGCAACGATGACACCAACCAACCACGCAAGTTTTGACCGAAGCGTGACACCACAAAACTCAATCAATCCCATCTCTGATTGTGGAGGAGGTTGAGGTTTAGAACAATCTATTTTTTGAGAAAGAGAATCAACGGTTTTAACAAGAATGGTTAAAGTTTCGTTGGTCTCCTGGATTTTACTTTCGATTCGCGTAATATCATCTTTATGATCCCGGTTATGCGCTTTAACGTCATCCCGCGTCTCTTGAATCAAATCATACATCATTTGAAGTGAAAAATGGCCTACTGTATCAGGTGGAGTCATGCTGCTATACCGGTATTTTCTTATACCTGTTTAGTTCCATCGGGTATAATATTATCTTATTTTGGTGCGCGTGAAAGATTATAAATACTCACTCGTCTAATATGTAGTATACACAGGTGAATTAACATGAGCAAATACGTTGAAGATGAGAAAACAGGGAACTGGATGTTAGTAGACGATGACAATCAAGATGGAAATGAATATGATGCAGATGGACACCTTGATAACTTGATTAACCGGGTGAACACCTGGAACCATGAGGACATCCGAGAACTCAAGGACATATTAGACCAGATACCCGAAGTGCTTGCATCAGCAGGGAAGGCACCACGGGCGGCAGATGTAATTGATTATTCAGATCTTCCAACAGAACCGATTCCGGCAGGTGTTGAAACCTATCCAGTATGGGCAATGGATAAGCGTGGATTCTGTCTCGTTGGTGCAGCAGCAGACTCAATTGAGCACATCTCTGAAATCAGAGATTTGCAATAAATCTATCTATTTTTAACGCGCAAACATTAGGTTAATATGCCTGATGCCAATGCGCCTAAACAAATAAAAACAATCGGTCGGTCATTTGTTACAAACACCGGTGCTTATTTTAATACAGAAAAGTTATCCGTGCCTTATATCCTTAAAACATCGGTGAATCCTTATTACGTCGTCGTAAAGAGTAGGGTTACAAATCAGTTATTTGGTAATCCTCCGGAATATAATATTTACAATCCTAATCAGGAAAAGGACATCAAACTGTCAGAGATTGCAACTCGCATGTGCGAGAACCTCATCGATCCAGACACGATGATGAAAACAAATCTGTTTTTGAATGCGCAGACTGCATTCTCCGATATATTTGATTTCGGTGCGTCATTATTCGAACCAGTATGGGGACCGTCTAACATATCAGGTATAAATTGGCAGAATCTAATTGCGCTCAAGCATTTGCCAACCGACACATTCCGGCTTCTTCCGGATGGTATCGATAAAACACCATCACAGATTGTTAAGGGCATTTACATCGGAACAGACGGAAAAATCCATTATTCGCAGCAGCAGGATGATGGGAAGTTTTATGAGATAAAGAACATCCTTCACATTAAATCACCAGTGTCCCGTGACTTGGCAGGGGATGCTCTATCATGGCCTGTAATCCCTGTCATTGAGATGCTCAATTTCATGATTGACATCAGGCGCATGAAAGGTGCGCGTGTGGGAGCACCATCTGTTTTTGTGGAAATGCTATCTGATGACGATGACACTAAAGCAATTGCCGAGGACATCATTCAAAATTGGGGCGTAACTACACAGTTCGCACATTCTGATAAAATACGGGTTTATACGATATCAACCGATGAATCGCCAACAGTTGAGGATGCAATTAAATCACTCGAGATGTTACTGGATTTCCTCTACAATCCGGCAGCGATGATTCAGAAAGAAGGGACGCGGCTAGGGGGCTCTGATGCAGGCGCGGAACGTCTCATCAATGCACAGAGCAATACGTTCTTATCATGGTTAGATTTAGGATTCAGTTCTATTTTACAGAAATGGCTCGATATTAACGGGTTCGGTGAGAAAGGATATTCCGGTCAGGTTTGGTTCCCGAAACTTGAAGTGGATAAGACAGCACTCGATTTGCAGAAAGCCAACGATGGATTTGCTGACCAGTCTCTTACCAGGGATGAGCGCCGCGTTTTGCGCGGGTTCGACGTGGCCAATGAAACCACATCTTCAATTCTTGAGGAGGAATATAGCAGTGTTGGTATTTCAATCCCTGGGCTTATCCAGAACTCAAATCCGATTCAGAATTCTAACCCTCCGGAGAAACCGAACCCTGCAATGCCACTTGCAGACGAGGCATCTAAACGGTTCAGGTTGCGCAATGCTGCACTTAAGGACGCAATATATTCAGCCATTGGTGAATAATGGATTTAAATAAGGCGCAATTAGCGATTGAAGAATATGATAATGGATTATTTGATGATTTAATCCAAATAGCAGAGGATACGTTTGTTTTTGGCACAATTCTAACAATTGCAGGTATGCTGCGCAAGAAAGCAATTGCTCAAGAAATATATGCGCTTGGTCGCGCAGTTATACCAACAAAATTAACTCCTGATGATCTAGATGAGTTAGATCCAATTGTAAGAGAGACTGCAAATGATAAATTTGTAAATGATTATAAAAACAATCTGCTAAATGGAGGAAGATACGTAAATAAAGCGATATTAGGCAACAAAGGCGAAGATGGAATCATACCATATCTCGGTTATAACCGGGAGTGGGTGCCTTGGGCTGAACGGTTTAAACAAACTCACAGAGAGGAGTTATATTCAATTTTAACATCCGGAAAGCCAATTTCAGAAATTAAAGCAGATTTACAGGCGCATTTTGATACACTTGATAACTATACAGATTTAATTGCAAGAACTGAAGTCCTCAACAATTCAGAGATAATCCAGCATCAAAAATGGGTAGATGAGGGATTTGATAAGTTTTTATGGGTTTGTTCCTCACAAGAGAATTCACCATGCGCTGAAATATGCTCACAATTCTGCGGCCAAATATACGATAAGAAAGATATCCCATTCGGGGGCGAATTGGCCCATCCGCGTTGCCGTTGTTCCAGGCATGCCATTGTATCACAGCATAATGCGAGTGATTGGGATGATTTGCCAGTTGCAGAATCATCTGATTACGCGCGTGATTTGAGAGGAGAACCTAAACGCGCTGAACAAATAATAAAAGACAGTAATATAAAAGTGGATGTAGAGGCTTACAAGTCAAAGCAACTTAAAATAAAGAGCAATGATGAATTAAAAGCAGGGGAAATAATACCAAAACTTACACCAAGAGAGGCGCTTCCATATAAAGGAATCAACCTGCCGGAAGGATATACAAAATATTCCTCTACAAATCTGGATAAATTAGCAACTGATATTAAATCAATCGCTAAAAACAATCCAGAATTCGATAAAGCGCTTAAGCAGTATACATCAGGACCATACAAGAAAATCAACAAATACGCGCGTGGAGAATGGAAACCATCATCTAAAAAGGTAGAATCTAAATATTCTGGTATAATATCTGAACTTGAAAAAGGACTTGAAGAGGCACCTAAATATAACGGAAACGTGTATCGTGGAGTTGGATTCAGCACAGAAAAGAAATTTAAAGATTTTATAAATGCGTCTCAAAATGATGGATTATTAAGATTTGATGGATTTACATCCACATCACTAGAACGCAAAGTTGCAGATAATTTCGTAAAAATGGGAGATAAACCATTTAGAGTATCTATGGAAATAAAATCTTCAAGTGGTGTGTATTTGGATGGCGCTTCGTATTATCGTAAAAACCAGGAAGAGGTTTTATTCAAAACCAAAAGCACATTCGCTGTAAAACGAATAGAGGTTTTATCTGATAATAGCGCTCATGTAATATTAGAGGAAATATAATGCCAGAAGTGGATATGAGATATGTTTCAGATGATAATGAGTTCACAGTCATACCATGCTCTAGTTGTAAATTCCATCCATATGGCGCATCGTGTGATAAATATGGAACAATACCGCGATCAATTTTAAATGGTGAAAAGTGCGAGTATTACAAAAAGCGCGCATAACTTAAATACTAATAAAAACCTCTTTTATTTATGCAGAATGAACTCATAAGCGTGATTGGTGCGTTTATTTTATTTTTTGCGTTGTTTCTTGTTGGAAATAACGAACTGTTAGGTTTATATACTGTTATCATGCTAGCATGGATAGCATACCTAGCATATAAATACGAAAATAATATGTTACACTCGTTATTATCTATCGGACTGTTTGTTTTATTTATTGTTGGATCAATATTATTTCCTGTAATTGGTATCATTTTATTGTTGATATGGATCTATAGTTCGTTATGGTTCGGTTTAAATGCCAACAAAATTCAGGAAACCGTCTAAATGGCTTGTGATGATATCACATTTTGTTTTTCGTTTATATACTATTCTTAAATTTTTGCGCGCGCTTTAAGTGCTATGGAAACCTTTATTATGGCATGGCACCGGATGCAATGGATTTATCTATTCCTACAGCATCAGCCATAGAAATTCCGACTGCTGAAGAAGGCGTGAGAATGCGCGATTTGGTGCTTCAGACGCTCGATGTTTTCCTTCCATCTAAACTAACAGGCACTGGAAGACTGTTCCACTCAAAGGAAATGTTTTCTGGTTCTGTTGACGCATGGAAGGGTAAATATTTTGTATTTTCACCATCTGCTGAACACATTGACTGGGAGCGGTATCTTCAGAATCCTGCAAAGGAGTTACAGAAGTATGATGCGCGCATCGTTGGTGTGAACGATGTTACAAGAATCCCTGAAACCGGAACTCCACGGCTAGAATCTTGGGGCTGGTTTTGGGATGATGAGGTCAATAAACTGGCAGATGATGGAAAACTTGGATTATCTACTGATTTCAATGCGCCATTTGAAGGGGAACAGATGATCGGGTATCCAAAGCCTAATTACATCCTTGTTTTCCCGATGGACGTTGTTAACAGGCAGAATGATATCGGAGCGCGCGTTTTGAATTCGGCAGTATCACAGGAGACCACAACTATGGATGAAGAAACAAAAGGCGCTATCGCTGAATTAAAGGGACTCATCACTGGGTTCATTTCAGCATTCAAAAACGCAAACGTTCAGAACTCAAACCCTGAACCTGTAACACAAATCGAACCCGCCGCAATTGCAGAGGTTGCCCCATCTGTCCCGGTCGAATACCTCGACAAGATAGAGGCAATGAAAGCAGAGAACGAGAAAACAAGTGCAGAACTTGCAGAAATCAAGGCGCAGTATGATGCCATGAAGGCTGCTGAAGCAGAACGCGCAGAGGCTGACAAAGCCGCGCAGGCACAAAAACTCGAGACCATATGGCAGACTACTATCATGCCAAAACTTCCGGCAGCACTGCTGGTAGACGAGGCAAAAGCAGCAGAAATCAAAAAGATGGCAATTGAACAGCCACTTGAGTTTATGCAGCAATACGGAGATTACATCAACAAGACTGAAATTAACGTAGCAAACAGCAATCCATCCGGTCAGAGTCATCAGAACAGCAATCCAGACACTGACAAGCCAGTTGTGATTGGTTCATATAACGCTAGAACAGGAGGATTTGAATAATGGCAACTACTAGCGGGTTCAGACCGCCGAACAATGCAGTAACACAGGAGATTACAGGACCGGAGTATTTCCTGATTGGTGCAAATGCCACCATTGCAAAAATGAAGCCTGGTGTAGTCGTAGAGGTTGATGCGACCGCAGGACAGGTCAAGGAATTTGATGGAACCGGATACCCGATTGGCGTGATTGGTTACGAGGAAGTTCAGACAGGAGATTACAAACCAGCAACCAGAGACACCGCTTTCGGAGCGCTGTATCAGCGTATCCCTGTGCATGTTGAGCGTAATAAACGAGTGCGCGCAAGACTCGCGGCATCACAGACCATTTACAAGGGAATGCCGCTCGTTGCAGGCTCGGATGGGCTACTGTCTGCTATGGGGCTCACCCAGGTAATCACCGGTGATGGTGGAACCGTATCATTCCCTGTTAGGTTTGCAACCGCTGATGAGGCTGTAACAACTGATGAAGATGGAGCAGGAACCGCAATATGGGTTATTCTTGGATAATGGAGGCCAAATAAATGACAAACGAATTAGCAGAAATCGGAAGACAGTGGGATCGTAAAATCGTTCAGGTTCTCCAGACTCGTTCTATCGGCCGGCAGTTAGTTCCTAAAAATATGGAACTGTCAGGTAAGGGAATCGGAAATACCAGCGTAAAATCTTACGGATACAAATCAACGGCTGATGCAACAACCGACATGAACATCCGTCAGGACCTCGCTGATAGCATCGATGTCGAAGGAAAAACTGTTCTCATTCCGATCCAACAGGATATGATTGAGATTCCGCGCAGAACTTTCGAGTCAATGAAATACGATGGTATAAACGTAGATTCAGATGTTGCCATGCAGATGGCTGTAAAAGTTGGAAAGGAATTTGACAAGATGATTATCGACGGATGGGCCCCAGATGGAACTAACTACCTCGTCAAGGGGTTCTACCAGATTGCAGGTAATGCTGGCGCTGGATCTGACTTTGGAACTTACGGGAACGCTGTAAAGTCGGTATCCGCCGCAATAGAAGCGCTTAATACCGATGGCGTGTATTCAGATGCAGGTTATAACCTTGTTGTTAATCCTACCCAATATTTCCAGTTGATTTCTTCGCAGTCTAGCACTGGATTAAGAGAATTCCCACAGGTTATTGAGATTCTCAATCAGGATGCTACTGGTCAGCCTGGCCGCGTTTTCAGCACGACTGATTTAGCCGCAGCAAAAGGACTCTTGATGCCGACTGCAACACCAGGAAATAGCATTTATTTCGATTACATCGAAGCACAACAGCCTACAAACCTTCTGAAATACAAGAACGGAGACACACAGGAAGGGGATATCATCATTACCCAGCGTGGTGCCGCAACTATCCGGTTTAAACACGTTGACTCTAGCGGTGTTGACAACTCTGTATACAAGTTCACAGCAATCTAAAGGTGATTTACGATGAAAATCGAAATCAAAGTTAACAGATACCGCGCTGCTGATGGAACTGACTATAAACTAGGAGAGATTGCAGAGGTAAGTTCTGAAGAGGGCGCCGCTGCAATTGCTGCAAATGTAGGGGTTGAATTTGGTTCAGTGCCAGTTCAGCCGCCTGTGGCGACGTCAGTTCCCGAGCCTAAACCGGTTGAACCTGTCAGTAAACGAGAGAGGCCTCCCGGCAAGTCACGTGAGGAGTGATAACAGATGACAGTAGACGCAGCCTATATAGCAGCAATCAGCAATGGTCTGTTTTCGGTAGGAACCGGAGGAACTATCTCTGATGCAACGTTCGCGTTATATTTGGCACAGTCTACGACTGAAGTAGAGGCTGATTTACCCGCCACTATTAATTCAACACTGAAAGATGAAGCAGTCGCATATTTGGTATGTCATAGAATCGAAGCCTGGAAAGGTATGCTTGATGTGAATCAGGAAAATATAGGCGGGGATTATTCATACGGGAAAAAATCAGGCACTATAGACTCATGGTTGATGGCATATGACAGGCTTAAGACATCGGTTTCATCTAACAAGAAACAGCGTGGCGGGTATGCCTCTGCAACTCACGCATCTGTAAATTCAGATATGAAAATGGATTATAACCCGATTGGATCATGAGACTCACATCAACTGAAATGGCAGCGCGCAGACGCAACATAGCGGATAAAGGGGTATTCCCCCTTACCGCTGATGTAAAACGTAGGGTAGTGACTCAATCTGATACAGGGGCTGAATTAGAGTCATATGAAACAATTACAGGCATGTCTGCTGTGAAATGTCTTATGACAACCAAAGCGGTTTCAATCACGGATTTAAACGGCGCTATTCTTACGGATCTGGTTACGCGCATAAAGTTCGATGGATATTATGATACCATAAAACCGGAGATGATCATTTCGATATCAGGCACAGAATACGAGGTTAGAGCAGTAGATAACGGATCTGCAGGGTTATTTACTACTTGCATCGTAGGAAAGAGAGGTGCATAATGGTAAAATCAACCATTTCAGCGACTATTGAACCATCACGGGCACTTGAGAGACTGCTTAAATTGTCTAGGTCATCGTTGAGACCAATTCTTGATGAGGCCACTCAATCCGCAGGTGAGGTTCTTCAGGATGAGATGAGATACCGCGCACCTAAACACACCGGCCAGAACCTTGAGCCTGATATCCTGGTAAAACCAGTGGAATCTGGTGATTTGAAATCAGAAGTAATGGTAGGGCCGACTTCTTTTCCTGGCGCACGCCAGCGGGAGTATGGAGGGGTAATCAGCGCAAAGAATGCACCGTTCCTTGTATGGCAGGATTATGATGGAAACTGGCACAAAGCCAAATCTGTTTATCAAGAGCCTACTCCATACATCCGCCCGGCCATTGCAGCAAAAAAGGCAGAAGCAACTGCTAAACTAGCATCTATAGTCAGGAAGGGGTTCGGGCTATGAGCGCTATAGTCGGATATGTTCGGTATGTATTGATGCAAAATTCTAGTGTTTCTGCAAAGGTTTCATCCAGAATATACCCTAAACGGTTACCGCTCAACCCAACACTCCCGGCGATGACCATAATGCTACCAGCAGGAAAAACAGAGATTTCAAAGGATACGTATACGCGCGTATCGATTACATCGTTCGGTGTTAAATCTGCATCTCAAAGCGCGTATGATGCAGCGTGGGAACTGGCAGAACTCGCTAAAACAGTATTATTAGACCATTCTGGTATCAGGAATGGTGTGTATTGCAATTCGATTAAACATATCGCCGACGTAGAAGGGCAATCGGAAGATAATGACATTGAGACCGTTGTATCCGACTACGCGGTGACTTGGGAGAAACATTAATGGCACAGACAGTTAGTAATGGAAAGCGCAGAATCATCGGTTCTGCAAAAGTGGAAGTTGCTGTTTATGGATCTGACACTTGGTATGACCTTGGCCTCGGTGAGGGAGTAGGTTGGACCGAAGGGTTCAAACAGGAAGAAACCATTCCTGATAACGGCGCTTCGCTTGGTATAGTTATTCTCGACCAGTTCGCGGATATCGATTTTATCGTGTGGGAGCCTGACCTTCAGGTTCTGAAAATCGCGCGTGGTAACATTGATAACACTATTATCACGGAAGGAACTGAAGTATCAGGTCATGAACAGGTTATAGCATCAGGTGGATGGGATTATAATCATTTCATTGAGTTGACCGGTCAGAATGCAACAGGAACACAACCGACATTTGATTCAACCCATCCAGTGGTAGCGGGAACAGATGGCGATTTAGTTCTTGGAACTGATTACGAAATCGTGCAGTATGGCGGCAAATGGGGTATTATTATCAAGGACTCTGTTACCGTAACCACAAAATCACAGACCATCACGATTAAATACACCTATACACCGGCTGCTGGAGTTACGCTTACAACTGGTGGCGCTGATATTCCTGGATTCCTTAAACTCCGGCTTACCAACGTAACCAGCGGTAAAACCACGCAGTTCCTGTTCCACAAGGTGCAGAACACCACTGGATTTTCAGTAAAAATGAATGCAGATTCCGGGACAGCAAAACCTAACGGATTCGTCCTCAAATTCCATGCAGTTCTTGATCCAACCAGAGATTCAATCCGAGAACTCGATCAATTATACAGTTGGTATAAAGAAGAGTGAGTCTCTTCTATTTTTCTTTTTTATGTGCATATTCCCCGTGCTTTTCTATTGATGCTTTATTGTATGCATTAATTGCATCATTAATATCATCATATAATCCAAGGTGATATTGTTTTCTGTTTACATTTATGTATGCTCTCCATTTACCAGCCTTTTTATGCCACGAAACTCCTCGGTATCCAGTAGTGCTATTTTTTTGCAATTTTGAATTCATCATATTTTGACTTTGAGAACACAATCTTAAATTCTCCTTTCTATTGTCGAGGGGATTACCATTAATATGATCAACATTTCTGCCCGGTGGTGCATTCATAATAATTCGATGCATTTTGAAAATTTTACTGCTTCCATCTGGATATCTAATTCTGCGTTCTATGTAATATTTATCGTAGTTTTTAGATTTCTTGCTAGCATACCAACTATACTTTGATAACTCTTCATAGTCGTCATCATCTACTAAAGTGTGTAGCCCTTTAGTAACTTTTATAAGTTTCATACTATTATAATTGTGGTGACATTTGTATTAATTGTATCTGTTAAAGCGCGCTATCTTTATACCCTTACAGCGCGCATAGATTAGTGTA